TTTAGAGGCAACGATGATCCTACTTATTTAAAACCTGAAGATTATTTTCAAAGCGACTGGTTAGCAAACATTAAACAACAAATGTACAACGGTGATGAAATTGAAGGTTGTCAACGTTGTTATAAAGATGAAGCAATTGGTGGAAATAGTTACAGAACAGAAACTAATCAATCACAAGACAAAAAATTACATTTTACTTACAGTAATATTTGTAATAAGTCGTGTAATGTTTGTAGACCACAAAGAAGTCATTTAGTTGGTTTAGATTATAAAAAAGTTTTGCAAAAAGATCCTAACAATTATTTTATACAGGAAAAATTTAAGAAACAAAAGAATACACAAAAAATTGTTGAAAGTGGGAATTTAAAATTAGAAAGTATTGTCGACTGGGTAGCACAAGATAAATTTAAAAATGTTATACACAGGTTTAATCTAATAGAGTTTGACGGAGGTGAACCTTTTATGCATCCAGAGTTACATAAGATGCTCGATATGTTATTAGAAGAAAATTATCAAGGCGAATTAGTAATAACATCTAATGGTAGTGTAAACACTGATTATTTAGAAAAATTAAAACGATTCGATAAAGTTAAAATACGATTAAGTATTGATGGTGTATATGATTTGTATGAAGTTGTAAGACCTCCGCATAGTTGGGATTGGTTAGTAGAAAAAGTAAACTTAATAAAACAATATAATAATATAGAATTGGGAGGTAGTGCAGTTATTCATGTGTTCAATGTACACCAACTTTCAGATATGATATTAGAATTTAAAAAATTAGGATTTAATCCAATAAATTTAAATCCGTTAGGACAACAGGAATATTTACACGCATCACTATGTCCTGAGGAAGTGTTACAAGATAGTATAAAACAAATAGAAAATATAGATTCAAAAAAATATAGTAAAGTTATTAATTATTTAAAAGGTTGTATTAGTAAAACTGTTACTACAGAACAAGTGAAATTATTTCATGCTTATATAGAATCGTTTGGACCAGTTAAGAATATCAACTATCAGCAATATATTCCATGGAACTTTGAGTTAATAAAGTGATAAATAATTAATAATATAGGATAAAGCATAATGCGAGCCAAACAATTTATTAGAGAATACACAGATTTAGAGACTGCTAAAAAAGAAATCATTAATAGTATTAGTCAAATTGATCCTAATACCAAAGATGAAGATGCTAAAAAGCAGGCTGAACAAGTCCTAGATAAAATCTATACTGTTTTAAATAAGAACAAAGTATTAGATAGATTCACATCAGTACTACCATCCGTATTAAAGGGCGAGTTTCCTGACACTGAAGTAATGAAGATTGCAGGTGAGATTGCAAAGGCTCCATTAAATTATGCAGAAAAAATGAAGTTTACTGAAAACTTGGCTTCTAACAAAGTTATTAATCCAAAAGTATTAGTTACACCAGGCATACATACTATCGATGATTTATGTTATGGTAGTCCTGCAAACAAAGAAGTATTTTTACATTTGAGATCATATGGTGTTGGCAAAATGATGAAAGGTCCAATGGAACACGCATTGGCTATTCTAAGTTCAACTATTACTATCAAAGGTAAAGGTGATGTTACCGTAGGTAATACTCCTGTAGAAGTAAAAGCGGCTATTGGTGAGAAAAAAGGTTCAGGTGGTGGACGTTTTGGTGAAACAGGTAAAGTTCCTAGCAGAGATAGAATGTTAGAAATAGTAACTAGTGATCCAAAAATGAAAGGCCCAGTAGAAGATTTCATATCAAAACAGGCTAGTATGAACATTGAAACATTTACTAAACTTGCAAATGAAGTTTATAGAGATGATCCTGCAGGTAAAAAGAAAATGGGTGAAGCAGTATTCAAAGAAATATTTCAATCACATGGACAAGCAGTTGCCAACGAATTTGCAAAATCAAACGCAGATCCAAATGCAGTTAGATTAGAATATATTCAAGCAAACTTTAACTGGTACAAGAATTCAGAACAAGGTGGAGCATGGAAAGTATTATGTGGAATTAGTATGGCAGATAATGCCGTTGGTGTAATGATTAACGGTGAAGATTATAATCTTATTCCTAGTGCTAAAACAACTCCTGCAATTATTACTACCGGAAAACCACAAGAAATGTTAGCACAATTTACTCCAAAACTTGGATAAATTAACGGTTGACTTCAGCAACATAATCATATATTATAAGAAAAGTATATCAATTAGAACAAGGAGTTCACATGAGTGCAGACAAAGTTTTCAATCCTGAGGAGAAAGCAAAATTAACTCAGGTAATTAATGAAGGCATTAGTGTAATGCAAGAAGTAGAAGACCTAAACGAAGGTCTTAACGACACAGTAAAAGCAATCGCTGAAGAGATGAGTATTAAGCCTGCCGTACTTAAAAAGGCTATTAGAACTGCTCACAAAGGCAACTTCCAAGAAAATGCTGATGATTACGGTTCACTAGAAAACATTCTAGCAACTGTAGGTAAAATTGGCGGATCAAGTACTTGAAGAATATAAAAGCCTTTTGGGTTAACTCATATAAAAGTGATAAGACAGCATTTACATTTGAACTAGTAAGTTTTATATTTACAGTTGGTGCAAGTTTAACTTTGGCATTCAATGCCAGAGATCCAAATATGATAATGGTGTATCCAGGATTCTTTATAGGATCAGTCACTCAATGTTATGCATCAGTTAGACGTGGCGCGGCATGGGTAACAGTATTAACATTCTATTTTAGTTTAGTTAACATATTTGGATTTGGTATAGCCGCAAATTGGTGGTAAGATAAAGGAACAATCATGATTGAAGGGTTTAAGATCCCATTAACTAATTTCAAAGTTAGAGAAGGTGACGTTGTTTTAGAACAAGGTTGCAGTTTTGATGAAGGCAAGTGGACTGAAGCCACAACTGACGATTACTTTAAAGGTAAACGTGTAGTATTGTTTAGTCTACCTGGAGCATTTACTCCTACTTGTACATCGACACAACTTCCTAGTTTTGAAGAAAACTATGATAAAATCAAAAGCATGGGCATTGATGAAATTTATTGTTGTTCAGTCAACGATACGTTTGTAATGAATGCTTGGGCTGAAGTACTTAAAATCAAAAACGTAAAAGTTATTCCAGATGGTTCTGGAAACTTTACTAGATATATGGGTATGTTGATCGGTAAAAATCATAGAGGTTTTGGCAATCGTTCTTGGAGATATATGTGTGTTATTAATAATGGTGTAGTTGAAAAATGGTGGCAAGAGCCAGGCATTAACAATAACGGAGAAGACGATGATCCGTATATTGAAACAACACCTGAAAATATGATGACATATTTAGAACAAGAATCAGTAGGTTGTTAAATTTAATATTATGGGGAGAATATCCCCATAATATATTAGGCAAACATTATGGCAGTATATTACAAAGTAAGAATAACTAAAGGCACAGAAGAAGCAACAGTTTTTTGGACAGAGTCCACTTACGAAAAGTTAATGAAATCGCTTGACATTTTAGATAAAAATGCTAAAATAGATGCTATAGAGATGGAAATGATTTCAAAAGATGAGTATGAAGCAGGACACTAAACCATATCAATCACTAGCATGGCTAGGTACAGTAATATTGCTAATCGCGGCAACTATGGCAAGTTTTAATTTATATCCTTGGTATAGTTATGCATTTACATTAGCAAATGGTATTTGGGTACTAGTTGGTGTGTTATGGAAAGAACGTTCACTAATAGTATTAAACGCAGGCTTAACAATAATTTATATTATAGGCTTAATTGAAAACGCAATCGCTCAATAGAGCAAGTAACAAGGCTATGTTGGCCATAAGCAACAGAGGTAATAAATGTACGTTGACTGTTTATTTGACAGAGATAAAGACCGTATCCACGTAGTAGAACGTGACAAAGACGGTAAAAGACAATATAGAGAATTCCCAGTAAAATATATCTTTTATTATGATGACCCACGTGGTAAGCATCGTAGTATCTATGGCGCACCTGTATCTAGAGTACAATGTCGCACACTGAAAGACTTCCGTAGAGAAATAAAACTTGTAGGAACTAAACGCCTTTATGAAAGTGACTTCAATCCAGTATTCCGTGTATTAGAAGAAAACTATCTTGGACAAGATGCACCAGATTTGCATACTTGCTTTTTTGATATTGAAGTTGACTTTGATAAAGATAGAGGATTTAGTCCTCCTGAAGATCCATTTAATCCTGTAACTGCAATTACATTATACTTGCAATGGTCAAAACAATTGATTACATTAGCAATGGCTCCTAAAGGTATGACTAAAGAAGATGCCAAAGCAATTACAGATAAGTTTGAAAATTGTTTCTTATTTGATGAAGAAGCACAACTGCTTGATACATTCTTGACACTAATCGATGACGCAGATATTTTAAGTGGCTGGAACAGTGAAGGTTATGATATTCCTTATCTAGTAAACAGAGTTAAAAGAGTATTAAGTGCAGATGACACAAGACGTTTTTGTTTGTGGGGACAAAAGCCTAAACAACGAACGTTTGAAAGATTTGGTGCAGAAACATTAACGTTTGATACTATTGGCAGAGTGCATATGGACTATATGCAACTTTATCGTAAGTATACATATCATGAAATGCATAGTTATAGTTTAGATGCTATTGGTGAATATGAATTAGATGAACGTAAAGTTCAATATGAAGGAACATTGGATCAGTTATATAACAATGACTTTGAAAAGTTCTTAGACTATAATAGACAAGATACAATGCTACTTAATAAACTTGATGAGAAGTTAAAGTTTATGGCATTGAGTAGTGAACTTGCACACGCCAATACTGTACTACTGCAAACAACAATGGGTGCAGTAGCAGTTACAGAACAAGCAATTATTAATGAAGCACATGAAAGAGGACTAGTAGTTCCTAGTCGTAAGAGCCGAGAAGAACTTGGTAATACACAGGCGGCAGGTGCTTATGTGGCATATCCTAAAAAAGGATTGCATGATTGGATTGGTGCAATTGATATTAATAGTCTGTATCCTAGTTCTATTAGAGCATTGAATATGGGTAATGAAACTATTGTAGGACAATTAAGACAAGACTACACAAACACACACGTTAAAGATGCAATGGATAATAAAAAATCTTTTGCAGATGCCTGGGAAGGTATGTTTGGTAGTATTGAATATGAACTTGTTATGAAACAAGATACAAGCCAAGAGATTGTAGTTGAATGGGAAGATGGTGGCAATGATGTAATGACAGGTGCCCAAATATATAAAATGATATTCCTACAAAACAATCCATGGATGTTAAGTGCTAATGGTACAATATTCTCAAGTGATAAAGAAGGTGTTGTTCCTGGACTACTAGCAAGATGGTATAGTGAACGACAAGAAATTCAAAAGAAGAAAAGTCAAGCAACTACTCCAGAAGAAAAATCATTTTGGGATAAACGACAATTGGTTAAAAAGATTAACCTAAATAGTTTGTATGGTGCTATTCTAAACCCAGGCTGTAGGTTCTTTGATAAACGTATTGGACAAAGTACTACATTATCCGGTAGAGCTATTGCAAAACACATGAACGCATATGTAAATGAATGTATTACAGGCGAGTATGATCATTTAGGTAAAGCAATTATATATGGTGATACTGATAGTACATATTTTAGTGCATGGCCCGTAGTAAAAGAACAGGTTGAAAAGGGAGAACTTAATTGGGATAAAGATTTTGCTATTAAACTCTACGATAGTATTGCAGAGAAAGTAAATGAAAGTTTTCCTGACTTTATGAAAGACGCATTTAA